TTCTTTTCACGAGATATAACCATCCTGACAGCACCGACTTTCATCTTGAACATTTTGGCGATAGCTATTTGACGATAGCCTTTATCCCAGTATCCCAGTATCTTTTTATTACGTTCTATCTTCGGTCTATTAGCCATATCTTAACCCCTGATAACACTTTAGCACATATAATAACACTTGTCAATACTTTGTTATGTTTATTTTCGTGCCTGTTTTTACCTATTTTATGATTATCAATTATGAACCAACCATAATGTCTTTCCTATTTGCGAAGTAGGACATAACTACTTTTCTATAGTCTATTGCGAACCAGACATAATGTGAAATTGGAGATTAAGAGAAAAACTCTTAAATGAACGATTACTTACTATCATTTTAGGCACGAACTTGACAAAACAACCAAGATATGCTAGGTATAATTAGAGGAACGCTACGAGAGAAGCCCCAATCATACGGGGCTTTTTCTTTTAAGGCGGTGCGAATTGCAGCCACTCGTTAAATGTAATATCTGTAATGAGGTTATGGAACCAGTGGACGCTCTTGAACACAAAGAGAAAACAGGGCACAACTCATGGCGTATGATTAAGAGGAAAGATGCTAACTCAAAAACAAGAAAATTTTACCCTTAACCTCTTCCAGGGTATGACTCAACGTGAAGCTTGGATTCAAGCTGGCTACTCTGATAGGTATTCTCCGTCCATTATTGATATTAACGCCTGTAGGTTGGCTGACAAAACTAAGATTAAACTAAGACTCGATGAACTCAGGGCTGAAGCAGCTGAGGGTGCCGTTATGAGCCTTCAGGAAATGCTTGAGACTCATACTGAGATAGCCAGGGCTAGAGTTGGACACTTGCTGGATGATAGCCAGCGTATCAAGCAAGGAGCCGACCTAAACAACGCAGCCATTCAAGAGTTAGAGACTCAGGATGTTTTGATAGGCAAGGGTGAGAACGCCAAGCTGGCTCAGATTACTAAAATCAAACTCCACGACCCGGTGAGGTCAATGCAGGAGATAGCCAAGCTGGGAGGGCACTACCCCAAAGAGGTACAAGGTGGTACCAATGTTAATGTGGTTTTCTTAATTGGGCGTGGTTATCAGGATAAGGTAATAGATGCCACTGAGTAAAGAGAGAAATAAGGCAAGAATGCGGTTACTTCGTGCAACCCAAACGCTATCTAAGCCTGTGCAACCTGAGTCTCTAATACTTCGTGCAACCCAAACTAGAGAAGAAAGGTTAGAATCAGATAGAAAAGCTCTTGCTAACTATGCTAAACCTAAAACCGACGCACTACAATCAAAATCTAGCCCTTTGAAAGACATAGGCAATAGTAAACTACCCTTCAACCTTGATGCTAGTGGCGAGATTATCCCGGAGTATTGGTAGATGGTATTAGCTCAGGAAGTTAAGTTGGTGTGGCAGCCAATCAACGCTCCACAGGACGGCTTTGTAGCATCTGATGCTGCTGTTGTGCTGTTTTCGGGAGCCTTCGGAGCTGGTAAAAGTATTGCCCTATGTGCTAAAGCCCTCAAACTTAGCCTTGACTATCCTAAGAACTTTGGCTATATCTGTAGGAAGGTCAGGGCAACGATAGGGTTATCAACTCTCAAAACATTCCTTGACTTAGTATGCCCGAAGGAGCTGATTGCAGACTACAACAAATCAGAAGGCTTAATCACTCTAACCAATGGCAGCCAGTTATTGTTCGGTGGCTTGGATGACTACCTCAAGTTAGGTTCACTGGGGGCAGGTGGTATTGGTTTCGTTGGTATTGATGAAGCTATTGAGACAGTAGAAGATGACTGGAATATGCTAGAGGGGAGGCTTCGTCTCCCTGGTGTTCCTCATCAGATATTCGCTGCAACTAACCCAGGCCCGCCGTCTCACTATCTTTACCGCAAGTTCTTTACAGAGCAGAAGGGTGAGGTTTACCAAGCATCAAGTTATGACAACCCAGCTCTACCAGAGGACTATAAGCAGCGCCTTTCTGAGTTTGATGGGATATACAAAGACCGCTATGTGTTGGGCTTATGGAAGGGCTTGGAAGGCTTGGTGTATAGTGCCTTTGATGAAAAGACATGTCTCATCCCACGCTTCGACATAGATAAAAGTTGGTTGGTTTATTCAGGGCATGACTTTGGACTGGTTAATCCAGCAGCATTATTCACGGCACAGAACCCGGGGTCAGGTGACTTCTTTCACTTTGCTGAGTATATACCTGGCATTAAGCTGGGCTATTATGACCACGTAGAGGCTTTCAAGGCTATCTGTGATGGCAGGAACGTGCTGAGGCGTGTTGGGGGTAATCATAACGAGGAGGGGGAAAGGCAGGCTTATACAGCTCAAGGGTGGCCGATAAGTGAGCCAAAACACAGTTTAGACAAAGCTCTGCAAATCAAGATGGTTCAGGGGATGCATCGGCTTAATAAGATATTCGTGTTTAATGACTTATCTAATTATGTCAGAGAGAAGTTTAGCTTTGTGGTAAAAGAAGATACGATAGTGAATGAGGCTAGGTTTCACATAATGAGCGCAGAGAGGTCGTCAATGAGTGACCTCACACCAGAGACGGTTGTTAGTGGAAAGCCGAGAGCAAAGCATGCTATTGGGTCATAGGGGGTTAGAATGGATTATTTGAAAGCGCACCAAGAGAAAAAGGAAGAGCTTAAAGACCTCAACGAACGAAGAGACAAAGATTATCAGTTGGTAACTTCCTATGCCTATAAAATGACGTGGCCTGGTAAAACTACCGAAGTTAGCAACGCTATAAATGTCACCATGAATCGGCTAAAGGTATTCGCTGCTTATGTTAAAGCATCCTTAGCTAAAGCTGAAGAGAGGTCATTCATTGAATCGGAAGATACAAAGGTCAAGAAAGATGAAATAAAGGACTTTGTGGATGCTGCCTTTCAAACTGCAAACTATAAGTTATTCACACAGGGAGAAACAGCTATTGAGCCATACATGGATGAGCAGGCTTGTTTGAGGGGTGAGATAGCTGCTTTAGTGGTGTGCGAGATGATGCCTGCAAAAGATGGCAAAGAGGAATATCTTGATATTAACATACCACATCTAGATACACGCTCCCTTACCTATGAGAGGGGTAGTGACGGACTAGCTTGGATGGGTTATGAAACAACCAAGACCAAAGGGATGATAGAAAGTGAATCATGGTTCGAGAAATCAAATATTACCCAAGCAGGCAAGGAAGCCCTTGTCTTGGATATGTGGACACCAGAGGAAAATATAATCTATATAGACCAGAAGGAGGTGTTCAAGCAGCCGAACCCATTTCTTTATGTACCTGGCTGTGTTCAAAAGGTACCCATAGGAACGCAGGTAGCTGCTAAAGATAGCCTCAAGTATGGGTGTGAGTCTATATTCTTTCTCGTAAGGGATTTAATAGAAGAATACTATAGATGTGTAAGTGTATTACAGACTCTAAACTTCTTAGCAATTGAGGCTGCTACTCAAGAGTATGCTCCACAAAGTAATGAAGCTCAACCCGTTGCCGAACTGAGGCCAGGGAGTAATGTGCCTGTTGAGGCTCCAAATGCCATAAGCCTTATACCTTATGGGAAAGCAGAGAGGTCGATGATTTTAGCTCTCCAGGAGATAAACAAGGCGATAAATGACGGTACATTAGCTCGCATAACAATGGGGGATTTACCTGCAGATATAACTGCTGTGGCTCTAGTTCAAGTTGAACAGGGGCAAGGTCAGGTATATATGCCACGTTTAGGTGCTCGTGGTTTACTGAAGGAACAAATAGCCCCGATGATTATATCCCAATGTCAAGCGTTAGGACAGTCCACAATAGAGTTAGGGGTACCTGGACATAAAAGAATATGGAGACTCAGTGACCTTGAAGGGGAGTATAGGATAGGTTATAAATACGCCAATAAGAGTCCTGAGACCGACTTTGCTCGTGTAAGTATGGCAAAGTCCTATGTGGATATAATAGATGAACTTTCAATATTGACAGATGTCTTAAAAAGAGATGACCCGGAAGGCGACTTAAGAAAACTGAATAGACAGAGGCTACGGGTTTTAGTTCCTAACCTCAGAATATATGATGGACTTTTAGCGTTAGCAGAAGCACATGAAGAAGGCGACGAGAGTGCTGCTGCTGAGATTGCTATAGCAGAGGCTCAACTAGGAATAAGTGCCGAGCAGATGTTAGCGGGTAATCTACCACAGGCAGGTCAGAAACAACCAACCCAACCTGTGGGGATACCCTTACTAGCTAATAAAAGTTCAGCACAAGGTGCAGCCGACTTAATCAGGACACCAGCTGAAGAGGAGGGAGAATAATGCCTGATTCATATTACACTAAGAAGGAAGTGCAGAAAAGAGTAATTAAGATGTTTGAACCTAAGCATACTGTCAATCCTTTAAGGGAAGCTATCAGGAAACGTATCTCACCAAAGAGAGTATAGGAGATTAGATGACTTTAGCAACTAGAAAACCCGGGTGGATGGTTGAAGAAGCCAAGAAGAGGCGTAAGGAAGAAGAAGAGAAGGGGCTAACTGTCCATTCTTTAGACTATTGGTATAAGCAACTAGGCATAGAGGATGTAAGACCTCCTGAACCTCCTCCTGTGGGAGAGCCAATAAAAGAACCTCTATCAGTTAGTCCTAAAGCTCAGAGGGTGATTGAGAGGGGAAGGAAAGAGCCTGAAGTTACTACTCCCTTTGAACCGATTATCTCTGGTGCTGGTGCTACACTGAGGGAAGATGAGCCTCTAGGGATACCAGAAATCACTCCTATTTCGGATGAAGAACTTGTTCCGATATTTGAAGCTGTATATCCTACCGAGGTTTTTAGTCCTGAAATGCAAGACGTTTTCGCTCAATACCCTGAAGGAGAGAGACCTGCAGTAATAGCTGGAATGTTACAACAGTGGGCAAATGAAAATCCCGATGAGTTCTTGGATGATATTGTAGCAAGGGGTAGAACGGCTGAGGTAGAGAAACTTTTAATGAGTATGGGTGTTGGGCTACCTGAGATTGACAGGATATTTGCAGAAGTTCCCAAACCACCTTCCCCTACCGTAGTATCAATAAAAAAGAAACTTAATAAAGAAGAACAACTAGGCACTTGGCGAGAATTTGAAGGCGTTACCTATGCTCCTGGTGTTCCTATTCCTGTAACATTTTGGGAAGACCCTGTGGAATGGTGGAGGCAATATACAGAGGATTATCACAGGGGAATTTCATTAGAGCAACAAGCAGCAGCGATAAGGAGAGAGACTCTTGCCAATACTCCTGGTGTTGTAGGGCTTGTTAATAGACCACTTTGGAGTGGTGGTTTAAGTTCAACAGATATTGTAGCAATCGGGTTATTAGCTTATGTTAGCTATCAAGCTGCTCAGGTAGGTTGGGATTTCTTTCTAAGAAGCTCAATCATAAGAAACTTAAACTCTTGGGCTAAGACATCTAAATTAGAAATACCAAAGGATGTTAAAAACCTATTTGTCAATCAAATGATGGCAAGACTGGGCAGGAAATATTTAAGCAGAGAGGCGATAAGGACTTTGTTCAGACCTACTAAAGCTGGATTAGAGACCACCCCAGATATAGTAAATCAAGCAGAGGGTGAGATATTTGGTTTAGTTCAGAGAGAAGCAACGGCATTGATACCACGAGCTACCCAGACTGGTGCTTTGGCATTTGGAGGATTACCTAAAGAACCCACACCTATGATAGCCAGTATTGTTGATAAAATAACCAAAGGAATCCAACTTACCTCAGAAGAGGAGCAATTCCGTGTCAATAATGTCCAAGCAGTTGAGGAGGCTCTGGTTGCTAGAACAGTAACGCCAGAAGTTCCAGTGGAGGAAATCCCCACAGTACCACCAGTAGAGGCTGTAACACCCACTACAGAGGCAGAGGTAGGGGTTGGTGAAGTAA